GCGAGGACTCGGACGCGCTGGCTGCGGTCATCCCGTGGTCGGGCACCGATGAGTTGGCGCAGGCGAACGATGGCATTGAGCGCGTGGCTGCGCTCTACGCCGAGAAGCAGTACGAGTCCAAGTTGCTGGATCAGGAGTTGCAGAATCTCGCGATCTCACTCAAGGAGGCGATTGGCGAGAAGGCAGGCGTCTACGGCGAGGGCTGGCAGGCGACTTGGAAGCAGAACAAGCCGACCGTCAAGACGGATTGGGAGGCAGTGGCGGAGGTCGCAAAGTCGGTCGCGCCGGACACCTACGAGTTGGCGCTCAAGACGCACACCGTAGAAAAGCCTGGGGCACGGGTCTTCAGGTTCAAGACAGAGGAGGTGGACAAGTGAGCAGAGACATCGCAGCGGCGCTGGCAGCGCCATTTGACGCAAAGGATCTCAAGACGCGCCCTGGCAGATCAGGAATGACCTACACATACGCAGATGTGCGGGCCATTGACACGAGGCTTGATGAGGTCTTCGGCACGATGGGGTGGTCGTTCTCTTGGGAGGTGGTAGATGCGGCGAACGCGGTTGTCCGTGGTCGGCTGATCGTCAGTCACGAAGGAGCGCAGAAAACCATTGAGGAGGCTGGCTATCCGAACGCCGCAGGGCGAGACGAGGAGCCGCTGAAGTCCAGCGTGACAGATAGTCGCCGCAGGGCAGCCGCTGCACTCGGCATCGGCAGGAGCCTCTACAGCCCAGAGAGGGGTCAAGCCCCAGCACGGGCGGCAGCGCCCGTCAGAAGCCCGCAAATGGGCACGCCAGAGGCTTCTGTGAGGGCCTCCGACGACGACATCTTGGCGGCACAGGCAGCGATCATCTTCGCGCAGGGGGTGACCGATGATGCCTGCTCGCACGGCGAGGCGTGGCAACTCAAGCCAGGCGGCGTGAGTAAGGCGAGCGGCAAACCGTACAACCCATTCTGGGCGGCGAGCCACAAGGCTCCTGACGGCTCGTGGTGCAAGGACAAGCCGAGCATCAAGTGGATCGCAGGCAAGAGCGCACCGGCACCGAAACTCGTGCCTGAGGATTCCCTTGAAGAGTTGCCGTTCTGATGCTGGACACTCGGCTCCACGCGCGGATGGCGAGCGGGCACGACTGGAACCAGCGGGTTGGGGAGTATCTCCGCTCGCAGGGTATCCCGTGCGAAGTGCCTGACTTGCAGTACGCAAAAACGGAGCAGGAGATCGCGCAGTTCAGTGCGGAGGAGAAGGACATCATCCTTTGGGATGGGTCAGTGCTAGAGGTGAAGTCTCAGAGCCGTGAGTTCGGCGCTCAGCCGACTCAGTACGCTTGGGATCACTTCATCGTGGACACGATTGGGTACCGCCTCAAGCGGGTCAAGCCAATCGCCTATGTCTTCGTCTCCAAGCCGACCGGCGCGATGCTCACGCTAAACACAAACACCGAAGCCTCGTGGTGGGAGGAGACGATCACAGACGGTCGCGATGGCATTCCGTCTAAGTCGCTCATCTCAGCAAAGGCGAACCTGCGAACGATGGCAGCACTCATCGCGCACCTGCGAGGCCGCTACGAGGCGAGCCTCGGCAACCAGCCGTTCTAGGAGGCACAAATGGCGTGGATCAAAAAGGACACGAGGACGCTGAAAGACCCAAAGATCGTAGAGTTGCTCGCCCAACCGAAGGGGGCGGAAGCCTATGTTCTCTGGGATGCGGCGCTCTTTGAGGCGTACCATCAGACCCCGAAGGGGGAGTTCGCGAACGAAGCGCACCTCAAGGCGTGCGTCGCCGGCGTTGCGGACATCAAGCATCTGAAGAGGCTGCTTGGCCTCGGGCTGCTCACGAGGGGCGACGGCGGCTCCATCATCGTCACGAACTGGGGGAAGCATCAGGCTGACCCGACAGCGGCAGCCAGAAAAGAACGCTACAAGAACGCACACGGAACGGACTTGGAACGAAATCAGAACGCTCTAGATAAGAATAGAACAGAACAGAGAGAGAATAGACTCTCTTATTCTAAGAGCGGGATTGCGAGTATTGGCGAGATTCTGGCTCAAGGAGGGAAGAAATGACAGGCAAGGAAGAGATGTTGATCCTTGCAATCCGTGCCTTTGTGCAGGAGTATGGATACGCGCCAACGGTTCGGGAGATCTCTGAACTGATGGGGATCGGTCACGGGACAGCCCAGCGGCTGCTCCAAAGCCTTGCCGATAGTGGCAAGATTGAGAAGCGAGACCGCGTAGCCCGCGGCTATCGCATAAGGGGGTTGTGATGGCATTCACAGACTTGGTGCAATGGGCCGCGATGTGCGGCTACGAATACAAGCAGATCCTCAAGACGGAGCACGAGACCTGGGTGGTCGTGATCGCTGACCGCGATGGCAGCGAGATCACCTGCGAGGCAGATACGCAGGAAGATGCCGTGATGGGTATGATCCACCGGCTCAGCGCAATGCTGGAAGGAGGGCAACACAATGGCGGCAAAGAAGGCACCTGCGAAGATTGCGGCAACTAAAGCCAATGCGGGGCGCTGGACGGCGATCCCGTGCTACCTCTGCTCAGGGATGATCACGGAACTGAAGCAGGCGCTCCGCGTGCGACGGCTGGACTATGCCGGTGGCGGCAAGTCCTACTCGTGGGCGCACCGTGGGTGCTGGAAGTGAGTAAACACAGCGAACTGGACATTGACCGACAGAACGCCGAGCGCAGTCGCCGAGGCCGCACGGCACGCGCACGAGGCAACGCCTTTGAGCGTGAGGTCGCAAAGCGTCTAGGCGCAGCCCGCGTTGGGCAGTTCGGCGGCAAGCAGGATGTCGCGAACGAATGGATCGCAGTGCAGTGCAAAGTGGGCAAGTCCTACCCTGAGCGGTTAGATGGCTGGCTTCGCAGCGTGCCCGTCAAGGGCGATCAACTCGCAGCCCTCGTGGTTGGAGATTCACCTGGGGCGGGGGCTAGGCGCAGGACGATGATTGTCCTAGACTTGGACGACTTCATCGCGTGGTTCGGAAAGGAAGACAATGCCAAAGAAGAAGGTTGACAGCATTGAGGATCGCGTAATCAAGTTAGTCGTGCACCGTTCGCAGGTGCTCGGCATCCTCGGGGACACTGAGTATGCCATCGGCTACCTTGACGGAGTGACGAAGGCGATTCAGATCGTCAGCGGCCTTGACTCCATTGAGCGGGCGATCCTGACCGCGAAGATAGAGACCCGCGAGCAGTGAGGCACGCGGTCTGGCTCTGGGCGCTCACGCTGCTCATCACCGCTGCCATCATCTTCGCCTTCCCGAGCGCGCCCGAGGCACCGCTGCGGGATTCGTTCAAGCCAGAGCCTACGCCGGTCGCTGAGTGGCTCGTCCTATCCGTGAAGGGCAAGGCAACTTGGTACGACGCGACCAAGAACAATGCGTGGTACACCCGAGGCGACAAGCCGACGCTCTTCTACGCAGCGGCGGGGCCAGCCCTCCGTAAGATCAAGGACTTCCGCTGGGGCAAGAAGCCGTACCGAATCATCGTGGAGAACCTCAAGAACGGCAAGGCAATCGTGGCGTGGGTGGTGGATTGGTGCCAATGCCGAGGACAGACGAACAACGAGAAACTGGTAGACCTATCGCCCGCCGCGTTCGTCGCGCTCGGGGTACCGCTCGGAAATGGAGTGCAGAAAGTCAGAGTCACAGTCCTGCCATAGCAGGAAGAGGGAGGCGTTCGTGATCCAAGTTCGCAGCGTAAATGGCGCGCATCTGAAGCGCATACTATCGGTGAACTTCCCGCGGCTGTACGCCGTCGCGATCCCGCAGATGGCGCGGGCACTCGGCATCAGTAAGCGCACGCTCTACGCCTACATCCAAGAGGAGCGGCGCGTGCCTGAGTATGTTGAGGAGAGGATCATCAACCTGTACGGCGAGATCCCAGAGAACGGCTGGCGCACGGTTGAGGCGCGAGGGCTGCACACGATCACCCCGACCGAAGATCCCAACGCGCCGGAAGCGCAGGCTCTTGACCTGACTGTGAGCGCCGATGCGAACTGGGTGGAGATCGCGCAGGCCAGCGTGATGGCGGTGGCGACCAAGTTGCACGGTCACGCGATGGGCGAGTGGATCGGGCACCCAGAGATGCTGGATGTGGACGGCAACCCGCTGGATCTCGTCACCGAATGCCGACGCTGCGGGATGCTCGTGGCGATTGACGCTGGGCTGCGAGAGGTCAACGGATTCGCGTGGCGGGCGTTCTGCGGGTCAGACAACCTGTGGAAAGGCGCACGATGATGAGACTAGACAGCCTGCTCTCGTGGTTCCGCGATCACCAAGACAGCCTGCCCCTCGTCATCCATCGGCACAACCTTATGGACGACGGCGGCGTGCCAGCCTGGACTGGCGACTTTGCCACCTATCTTGACCACGCCGCACACGCGACCTTCGCAGAGACCGAGGAGCGTAAGGTGCACGACGGCACGGCTGCGGAGCAGGCCACCCTCCTGAAAGTGACCATCCAGCGCTACAAATACCCGATGCACTCAGCCCTCCATACCCTGAAGCGCTGCCGCGCCAAACACGGAGAGCCAAAGCCTCACGAGATCGGGGTCGCCCTGATCGCCACACGCGGCAACCTGACCGCTTCGCAGGAGTGGCTGATGCGGAAGTATCCGCTGATGCTGCACCGCGAGATCTGGCTTGAGGCGGCTGAACGCACGCTCAGGCTCCTGCACGAGCGATACACCGAGACTCCGCGTGCTATCGTGCGCG